TGTTCAAATAATTTTAACGCATACACTAAACTTAATAAAGATAGTTATGATAAAATAAAGACGACGCCAGTGTATAAAACTTTAATGATTCCTCCAATAGAAGATACTGTTAAGTTTGGGTTAACGTATACAAAAGTTAGTGGTACATCACAACAAAAAAAGAATATAAAAGAATTGTATTCAAATGTTAATGTGGATAATAAAGAAAAAACCTTTGATGGTAAAATTAAATTTAATTAAAAATGAATTTCCAATATTATAACAGATATAATGAGTTTTTAATAAATGGACAACAAACCGTTGTACCATACATAAATTTACCTGCAAAAACATCAGATAAAAATTTCATATATAAAGTTGGTCAATCAAGGTTAGATAAGGTATCATTCCAATTTTATAATACACCATATTTTGGTTGGTTAGTACAAATGGCAAACCCCCAATATAGTGGTATGGAATCAAACATACCCGATGGGGCAATTTTAACAATACCATATCCGCTTGTTAAGTCATTACAGGATTATAAAAACGAATTAGAAAATTATTACTTCTATTATGGTAGATAAAGGTGAAAATATATTAGTGGAATTTGATTACGATAACATTACCTTAATAGACCCAAATAAAATTGTAGATAGTGAAGGTAAAGTTAGTGATAGATTAGTTAAACATGAAAACCTTGTGTTTTATGCAAATCTTGAATGTAATGTATTACCAAGAACTAAATTAGCCTTGGGGTCGGCATTGAATGATTCCATTAGAACTGTTTCGGTGGGTAAGATTAATTTCTTAAATCCTGGAAACAAAACGTTCATGGATAACAGATATACCGATGAGATTACGGGTAAAGGATCCGTACAGGGTCAAGGGGTAAACCAACCAAAATTAAATGCAGTTCAAAACCCAAACAAATCTGATGATTTTTACCTTACACAGAGTACGTATTCAAACGGAACTCCTGGTGCGGTTGATAATGGTTTATTGGGTATTACTGATATACAGGTTGCAATTGACACAAGTTTCTTACCTACCGTAACGGTTTCCTTAGTAGATGTTAAAGGAAGGGCGTTATTTGAAGGTGGAAACAATTCACCTTATTCTGCGTTTTTTCAATTACCATACCCAATGTTTTATTTAACATTAAAGGGATATTACGGTAAGGCAGTTAGATTACCATTAATGTTACAATCTTTCACGTCAAACTTTGATAATTCATCAGGTAACTTTAAGATTACATTGAAGTTTTTTGGTTATAAGTATACTGTGATGTCTTATGTGAATTGGGGAGCTATGATGGCGGTACCACATATGTATAATAATTTTGTTTCAACCACACAGGCAAGTACGAATACTACCACAGGATCTAATCTTGAGGCGGTTACACAAAAACCTATTAGTAGAGGTTATCAAAAAATGAAAGAATTATATTCTGAATATAAATCAAAAGGTTTAATTGATGATGATTTTCCTGAGATAACAATTACACAATTAAAAGCTCGTTTAGATAGATTTATTAATAATATATTAGAAAAATTCACCAAAGAAAATTTGGGATCAATAACAGAATTAGATAATTTTCAAACTCAGTTAACAGAATTTCAGAAAAAAGTATTTTTCTATGGTGATTCATGGTTTGAAACATACATGGATAAAAAAAATTCATATAGTTTAAAAGACACTAAGGAAGTTGTTTATACGTATAAGAAAGACTATTCGGATCCTAACAAACAAGCTGAGGCTGAAACTAAATTAGCTGGTATTTTTACTGAATACCAAAAATTACTTGAAAGTAATAGTGTTGCAGGAAAAAATGGTAGTTATACTGTTGGTGGTAAAATCACAAAAAGTGAAGTACCTGTAAATGCAACTGTAGAAAAATGTTATGCAAAAATTAATCCACTTACGGATATTGATTTTGCAAAAACATATGAAGAAAGAACAGGTAAACCTTCAAAGACACAAACTGAATTAGATACGTTCATTGCGACTAACTCAATTGCACCTGGAACTAAATTCTTTGTATTTGAGGGTACTGATCACTTTATTGATATAACAGAAAAGGCGGCCAAAGAATCGTCAAAACTTAGAAGAGAAATTGAAGAAAAAATTACCGATAATCTTAATGAACAATTAAGTAAAGACACTGGTGTTGGGTTTAAACCATCTATTAGAAACGTATTAGCGGTTTTCTTTGCACAAGGCGAAGCGTTTATTCGTTTAATGGATGATGTCCATTCTAAAGCTTGGGATTTAAGAGAAAATAAATACAGACGACAAGCAATTTTTGGTAGTAATAGTAGTGCATTGAGTGTGGATGTTAAATCCTCTACCCAAAATAATGAACCAATTTATCCGTGGCCTCAAGTTATTAAGGAAACTTTAGGTGATGATAAACAAGAAAAATTTGAAATTGTTTATCCGGGAGACAAATCAATTTCTACTATGACAAAGGCGTATATTCCTGAAATATGGCCTGAAGTTGAATTTGTTGAAGAATTTATTAAAGGTTATACTGATAGGGTACCTAAAAATCCTGATTATGGTGATGAGTCTAATGTGGTTACAAGACCAAATAGATTAAGTTTAAATGCTCTTGATTTCCCTGTGACAAATGAGGTATTTCAGAACAAAGAAGAAATAAAATTCTTTTATGAAATTTATGAAAGAATTATGGTTAACACTTATTATTCTAAATTAAATAGACAATCGGGGTATGACGCAAGTATTTTTATGGTTGAGGCGGAAGACGAAAAGATTAATATACTTAAGAGTTTAGGTGATGATAATCCATTTTTAACTCAAAAACTAAAACGATACTTAATTGATCAAAATAATTTCTTAACATTTTTAAGACACATTTCAAATCAAGGACAAGGTGAAAGTTGGCAAAAATTCATAAGAGGAGAATTTACAATAAATTACCTTAAGAATAAAACTAACGTACCTTTTGAATTATTTAATCAACAAATTCTAACAAATGAAAGATCACAACCAAATGTTTCATTAACTGATGAATCAAAAATAATAGATTACATAGGAAATCAAACTTCTAGTAATGAATTTGATTTTTCTGATATGTATCCTATTACTAATTTTAATTGGTGTAAGAATTATCTTGCGGATGGGGAAGCACTTCAAAATGTTAATTTAGCATATAATACTAAAGACGTATTATCGTACAATACAACACATAAAACAATTTGTAATTTTAATAACGACGATACTAACGATAAGAAAAGACCTATAACTAACTTTAATTATAAGGCCGACGTATTTAGTCAAAATATTAATACTTCTAATTTCAAAACATTCTATAATAATAGAAAAATTGAAGAACAGTTTACAACTGAAGGGAATTTAAATTATTCTAATTACGACGGGTTCTTAACGGAAACTCAAACCACTTCAATATTGAATACACCTTATTTTATAAATGCAATTCAAAATGGTGTATATAATTTTAGATATAAACCAAATGATTTATCATCGTACAAACAAGCCGCATATCTATTCTTGAATAGTTTACCACTAGCAAGTCTTAGAGAAAAATATAGATCATATAACGAACCTAATGATTTAAGTTATATATTATCAACCATTAAAAAATTTGGAGCGGTACATAAATTACCATACGCTTGGGTTGTTAAATATGGTTCCATATGGCATAGATATAAAACTTGGAATGATACTGGTGTAGATATATTAGATGAGGTTTGGAAAGATTTTGATTATTTAGGTAATTATGATCCTGTAACCTCGGCATCAACAAAAGTTTATTCTTTGAATATTGAAGGATTCCAAAACAATATAGTTTTAGAAAATACGGTAAATTCAACACCAAACTTAGTTGCATATAATTCAACAACTATGAATACAGGATTTTTTCCTAAGTTGTATGATGATATGAATGTATTCTTACAAGGATTACAATTATTTTCGGGGACAACACAATTAAATGGTACTTGTAGTATTGTTGGAACAACATTAGACGTTTATACTATTAATGATAATAACTTGGCTCCTGGCGAAGTATTAGCCGGACCAACAATAGATGCTAATACAACTATTGTATCCCAAATAAATGGTACAACAGGAGGTGTTGGTAAATATACTGTTGATATATCTCAAAATACATCAATATTAAATGGTACTTGTAATGTTAATTTAACAACAATGGACGTTTTAACGTTTAGTGGTGGTACATTATCTGCTGGACAAATTATTTCAGGACCAAATCTTGCTCTTGGAACTAAAATTGTTAGTCAAGTGAGTGGTACTACAGGAGGTGTTGGACAATATGTTGTTGATATATCTCAAACACTTACAGGAGAAAACTTTACTGTGGTTACACCAAACATTTTTTATGTTACTAATTCATCAACAGGTGGATATTCACAAACTGAAATCCAAACATTAATTAATGATGGTAAAATGGTGATGACAACAAACGAAGGTGGTAAAATTATTGAAACAAGTGGTTTTGATCCTAACGATAATGATAGATCATTAAAAATAACGCCTTGGTCAACAATTGTTAAAACAACTGAAGGTGATAAATATTTTATAATGCCGTCTTTTGGTTACACAAAAAATCAAACAAAAGAGGAGTGTTTTAAAAATAACAAAATGAAAATAGAGGCTTCTAGTAATCCTGCGGTCTTTAACGGATCTGTTAGATTATTTTGGGGATCACCAAACTATGGTTATTTTGATAATACTAAAATTACAAAACCAAATCCTGATTCATATTTGAAAGAAATATTGTCGGATAAAAAAACACAACAGAATTTTTCATTGAATGGTGATATTACAAAATACGATAAAATATCGGAAATGTTTACAACATTTGATACGGAAATATTAGATTACTTTGAACAAGAGTTTTTAAATTTTAGTAGATCAATTTACGATTTTAAGACATTGGTTCCAAGTGATAAAGATGTTGAAACTGAATCGGAAAGATCATACAAGAACTTTCAATTATTAATGAGAGAATTATTAGTTGTTGAAAAACCATCAACTCTTAATTCTGAGGGGATGATTAATTCTGTTATTGAAAAACAAAAAACAACATTTCAAGGAATACTAACTAATTTTTTAGAATATAATGTTGTATTAAAAATGGGTAATCCATCTATGTTTGATAGAAGAACATTTTTAACATTCTCTACTAAATTCTTAATTGATCCTGTGTCATATCAAGGGTATAGTCAAGGAACATCAGGAAGTTTACCATCAAACGGTGGAACTATTACATTGGCTCAATCTAAAATTGCAAACCCTGAAACATGGAAAACTTTAGAGAAATATGTTGGGTTTTCAGAAATACCTGAGTTAGTTTATTCCGATAATGGATCATATATAACAGATTTCTTTATTGATTTGAATGTACAATTTACTGAAAAAAATATTAAAGATTTTGCTCCGTTGATTATGTTATATGCAACACAAAAACTTAATAATTTTGAAGTCCCAACAAATAATGTTTTTATCCCAAATCCCGTTCCGACACCCGCACCAAGTCCTCAAACACCTGGTGATTTATTAATGGTTGTAACACTTAAAGATACTAAAACAATTTCTGTGTATAAATTTGGACCACAAAAATATGGTGTTTATAAAGATGCTTCAGGAACAATTTTATATACTGGTCCGTCACTTAGTGCGTTTCAATATCCATTAAATATTACGGTGGTTAATGAAATTATTATAAGTCAATATTCTACGGGTTTAGCATCAACACCTAATGACCCACAATTTATTATTAGTATTGTTAATGTAACTCCTTCACAAGTAACAACAACTACCACCACACTTCCTATTGTTCAAAATTTAGGTAATAGTTTAGGTGGTGTTAAGTTTTATGGACTTATGGATGAATACCTTGATAAATCTGAAATTTATTTAAAAAATGTTATTTCTAATTTAATGACAGGAGTGAGAGCTGGTTTACCAAATATTACAATAGAGGGTGATAAAGGTAATAAGTCACAACTTGAGGGAGAACAAACAAGAGTTGAGATATGGGAAACATTCAAAGCGTTTAATGATACTTGGGTTGCCGGTGGTGATTTTAAATCAAAAACAATGTTTGAAGATGTTTTATTATTTGATAGGGCAAGTAGAGACGTTGGACAAAAAGTTTATGTTGATATCTTTAAAATTAAAGATTTAATTGAAGGTTCATTATATAAAAATAATATGTTGGATATTGTATCAACAATTTTAACTCAAAATAATTTTACTTATTTCCCATTACCTGCTTATGCTAATTTCTATAACGCACAAGATGCTGAAAAAAATCCTGTACCAAGAAGTGAAGGATCAACTGAATTTGCTAACTCATTTTGGGGTACGTTCTTAAATGTGGACTACAGAAACACATCACCTAAGTTTTTATGTTATTACGCAAACAAACCTAGCCAGTATGTGGATATGAAGGATAATGTTGATTATAGATTTAGAGATGACGCTTTTGATCTTAGAAGAGCAAGTGATAATCCATTAGTTGAAAATCAATCTAATAAAAAAAATTGGGATAAATCAAATAAAGTTGTTGGGTTTAATATAGACATTAGTAATCAAAATCAACAAATATTTAAAAATTTTAGTGTTGGTCAAGATGTTGGTAAACCTACTGCAGAATCTTTGGAGATGTTAAATCAAATGGCAAACCAAAGTAGAAACAGAAGTACAGGATCTCAAAACGTATCTTTATATAACTTATATAGAAATAGAAGTTACGAATGTTCTGTTGATATGTTAGGTAACGCTCTTATACAACCCATGATGTACTTTAATGTAAGAAACATACCTATGTTCTCAGGGCCATATATGATTACTTCGGTAACTCATCAGATTAGTGAAGGTGAATTTAGTACAACATTTAAAGGTACAAGACAACCTTTTTATAGTTTACCTAAAATTGATAGTTTTATACAATCTTTAAGTTTGGATATAATATCTAAATTACAGGAACAAGTAAAAGCAAATGAAGAAAAGAAAAAAAACTCAAGTGAAAATGTGATATTCCAAAAAAATAATGTGGTTTCAAATGTAACCGGTACTGATACAATAACTAAAAATCAAGATTGTTCTGATAAAATTAATAGTGGTTATGTTGGGTATACACCATTAGATAGTCCAACATCAACTCAAATATCATATAAGGATTTTAAAAAATTACTTGGAGATAGAATTGTCGCAAGTGGGGTACCAAAAGAAACAACAAGTAATAGTGTAACAACTATTAATCCTACTTTTAGAGATTTATCTTATTATTTATTCTCATTTATTTATTTAGATTCCGCATCATCAAGTGGAATGAAAACTTATGAGAATAATTATAGTACAATTAATTTAACTGAAACTTATGGGGAGGTACTTGCCAAAACAACTAATAAAAAGTTCTATTGTCTTTCAAGAGGCACTAATTTGAACATACCAATTGTATCATTTATATCTGCTGAAAAATTTGTAGATTTTGCGATTGCTAGATTCAAAGATAAATTATCTTTAATTAATACAAATCTTACTGCTCAAGAGGATATTGTTAAATTGTATGTTACAAAGTATCCAATTAATCAACCTGATAATGTTTATACTGAAATGACAGAACAAGATAAAAATACATTACAAAATAAAGTAAAACAGGCAATAGATATATATAACTCAATAAATTAATTTTATTGAATAACTAGATATTTATAAATAAAAACAATTATGGATACAAAATTAATTTTAGACAACTACTTGGGTAAAAACACAAGAGTGTCAGAGAAAGATAAAGGTAATGGGTACAAAGAAGTTTGTGACTTAGACACTGGAGATTGTTATACGCTTAGAATAAAAGACGGATTAATTGAAAGAGTTGATAATACTATGAACACATTCAAAAAAATACAAGTAGAAACTAAAACAGGAATTAAACAATTATTAAACGGATAACCATGGCAATAGATAAAAAAATATTAAAAGAAATAAGTAGATTTAATTCTATTAACAAATACATAACTGAACAAGTTGATCCTGCATTAGACGCTGCGTTGGCACCACCTGCGGATCCTGCATTAGCGGGCGGAGCTCCACCTGTTGATCCTGCTGCTCCTGCTGCTCCTGCTGCTCCTGTTGATCCTGCGGCTCCTGCGGATCCTAATGCAGTTGCTCCAATTCCACCGGCAGCACCTATTGATATTGCAACCGATCCTGAGGTAGAAGAACTTGGATCTGAGGGAGAAGAAGAAGAAAACAAAGAAGAATTAGATGTTACAGATTTAGTTGCAAGTCAAAAAAATATGGAACAAAAACAAGAAGAATATTTTGATAACTTATTTGCTCAACTAAAAACTCTTGAGGAAAAATTAGGTGAAATGGATGGTTTGGTAACAACCATAAATAACTTAGAAACTAAGTTTGATAAATTTAGACCAAAAACTCCACAAGAGAAATTAGAACTAAGAAGTTTAGATTCAGGTCCTTTTAATCAAAAATTATCTGATTTCTTTGAAGACAAAGAACCTGATATGGAAAAATCGGGTAAAAATGAATATGTTTTAACAACTGATGATGCTAATAATTACTCTACAAATGATGTTGAAACTTCATTTAATAATTACGACGACGAAGACACAAATATGATGTAATACTTTAGAGAGGGACATCAATGTCCCTCTCAAGTTTTTTTTAAATATTTTATTGACTACCCTACTTTTTATAACTATATTTTCTACGTAAACCTTTAATAAATATATACAAAATGGCGACAAACAATGTTTTAGATGCAGTTTTGGCTCAGTATGAGAGTTCAAAACAAAGTGGTTCTTCTTCCACTTCAAAATTCACACAAGAAGAAAGAATGAAAAAGTATTTCGCGGCAATCCTTAAAGATAGCGAAAAACAAGGTCAACGAACAATCCGTATTTTACCTACAACTGATGGATCATCTCCTTTTAAGGAAGTTTGGTTTCACGAAATCAATGTTGATGGTAAATGGCAGAAGTTCTATGATCCAGGAAAAAATGACAACGAACGTTCACCTTTGAATGAGGTATATGACGAGTTAATGTCAACAGGTCGTGAATCCGACAAACAATTAGCTATACAATACAAAGCACGTAAGTTTTATATTGTTAAAGTAATTGACCGTGATCACGAAGAAGATGGTGTTAAATTTTGGAGATTTAAACACAATTACAAACAAGAAGGAATCCTTGACAAAATTATTCCGATTTGGAAAGCAAAAGGTGATGTTACTGACTCTGATAATGGACGTGACTTAATCCTTGAACTTACAAAGGCAAAGACACCAAAAGGTGCAACATATACGGTTATCCAAACCGTTATGTATGACGATCCAACACCAACACATGAAGACGCTGAACAAGCATCAACATGGATCAACAATGAGTTGACTTGGGAGGACGTATACTCTAAGAAACCTGTTGAATATCTTGAATCAATTGCAAGAGGTGAAACTCCACGTTGGGACACTGACGCAGGAAAATACATCTACTCAAATAATCAAGAAGAAGAGATTTCTATGGGTGGAAGTGTAAAGTCTGAAGTTAAAAAGGCTGATCCTCAGTCTAATCAAGAAGTTGACGAAGATTTACCATTCTAATTAAACTTTAACATGGACACTTGGAAATACTGAGTGTCCATATTTTTTAAAATCAAAAAAAATGAGCAAAATAGCAGAAAAAATGTATGAGGCATTGTCCTTAAAATATCGTAGTGAAATGGCAGAAGCGGAAGCAACATTATTAGTTTATTTAACTTCGCCTGTTGGTATTGGTGAACATCCACAACATCTTGAAGAAATGGATAAATTGGTTGAAAAATTCGCTAATGCACAAGGTAAACTTGAGTCATTGGAAAAAATTCGTAAATATAATTCAGTAATTACAGAATA